TCAAGAATAGGATTGCCATTAGAATCAGCAGGGAAAAGCTCAAATCTTATTGGAGTGCTACCGCTAATAGTGTCAATATCGTATGCAGGAGGTATCTGCAGATCAAAATTTAAAACATTATTAATAGTTGCGGTGAATAAACATCTACTTGCTATTGGAGGTTGCGGAGTAAATCCAACTAATTTACTTAATCTAAAGGCATTTTCTAATTCAGTTACGGTATCAATAAATATTTCATTAGCTATTTGGTCCATCTTAAAGCTTAATGTATCGGCCAAGAAAGCCCAATTTTCAATAAGCATGACTCCTAAAGATGATTCTACAAAATCGTTAAAATCCTCAGAAAATTCTTGTCTTATAAAATCAACCAATCTAGTCTTCATTGACCAGAAATCTTGATTGGTGTAATTTAAATTAAATATGTTAGGCTTATTTATTTCCTGCGATTGTGCATAAGGCGTTATATCAAAAGGACAGTTATTACTCATTTTATTTTACTCTTTATTATAGTTTAACTTAAAGGAATTTCAAGTTTTAATTCTTGAACATTAGATATTTGTTCTGGGTCAAAGAACCTTATTTTTATATATAGTATATTATCTAAATCTTGTAAAGCATCGTTTTTATTTAGATTTTCTCTAGTAGGTTTTACAACATCTATACTTTGTATTGTAATTCTTGGTTCCCACTTATTTATTGAATCAATTATCATCTTTTTTGCTTGTTGCTCAAGGATAGCATCACTTTGTTCAAAAACTAACCTTTTTAAAGGTGTGCCAAAATCAGCTAAAAACACTCTTTCTCCCGGATTTGTCAACAATAATATCAATAAATCTGCCTTTATTGTGGCAAGATCAGTTTGAGTTCTAAAATAACCCAAAGGATTTTTAGTAATTGGATAAGGTGTTCCTAAAAAATTCATTAAATTACTCCTGGAGCGTTATTTGCAGCATTATTTGCATTGTTATTTGCGTCATTTAATACTTGGTTTTGTTGATTAGTGAGATTATCACCATCTCCGCCACCAGTATCACAGTTAGTTAGTGGTTCCATCATAAATATATTTGCAGCATTATCTGTTTTCTTGGCACTGGCGAAGACTCTGCTACTAAGCCTAATACATCCATTTACATAAACCAAAACAGGCCCAACACATGGACCCATTTCTCCTGTATCTGGATTTGGGCAATCTTTTCCGGCCAATAAAAAGATATTTTCATCTGCTAAAAAGAAATGAGATTTTTTTGTTAAATTAACATAATAATCTTCGGTAGATACAACTTTTTGTCTACTAATTATCTCTATATAATCAGAAGGATTATTTTCTTTATCTCCTATAATATCCACTTTATCTTTACAAGTAGATACTATATATCTGCCGCCTGCTCTAACCCATATAAATGAAGATTCTTTTGATTCGCTTTCTTGCATTCTTATAATATGAGGTCCACAATCATTATTTTTTTGCGGTGCTTGAAGTTGAATATACTGTCTCTGTGTTTCTTTTTGAGAATTAGAGTCTGCCATACGCATCTCTAAACCATAACCACTTCTTATACTAATATAAGCTTTTTTAGAATTGTTTTTAGGAACTCCTCCTTCTTTCCTAAAAGGAGAACATTGTTCATTTGCCTCATCAACCATATCAAGAGTATGTCCAGATGTACTTTTAATATGAACACCTCTTTCAGAGCCAGCAACACAATCGGCTACAGTATGATCATTTAATTCTATTTCATTGCCAGTAGCTGTTTTTATTTTTATATAATTATTTTTGCTTCTAACTGGGCTATCTGGGTTTTCTTCAACATCGCTCATCTCTATGGTATGCCCAGTAGCACTTTTCCAATAACTTCTTCCTACAAAAAGATTGTTGCATCCAAAATCAAAGCTTTTAGTGCTTCTTTCCCAACTTAAATCTCCCCCAGGCTCTTCCACACTGTCATCCATAACAAAAGTATGACCGCTAATACTCATTAATTGTATTCCAGTTTGAGGTAAATCACATATATTGTTTTGTGGAGTGCCCGGACCTTTGTATGGACGGCATTCATTCTCATGTTTAAAATAAGGATTATCACCAATTTGTTTTTTATTATATTTTGTTGAAGGATGACCTGTGTCTGGGTGCCCTCCTATTATCTTACTGTTACTTTTATCTCCTTCGCAACTTGTTTTCTCCTTGGGATCATAAGAACTTATAGAATATCCAGAATTAACATTATCATCATTAAAATTAGATAAACTTATTCTGGTAACATCTTTAGATGGATCTCCTTCATCTTGATCTTCAACGCAACTAACATCTCCCTCTCTGGCACCACAACTGGTGTGTGCCCATTGACCAGCGTAGTGTATATGATCATCCTTCATCATCATCCAATTACCACAACTACTCATTATTTCTAATCTTTTCCATCGCCTATTACATTTTGCATCTCCATCAACCATCTTCATCATGTGTTTTTCTGGAGTTTTAAAACCATAAATATTAGGATATGTTATTCTCTTTTGTGCTTCCGGGTCATTATTAAAATCTACTACTGTATTTATATCATAACCATTGTAGCTTTCTGTATTCCATGGAGGCAAAACTTGAGATTCATCATTTTTCCCTACAAGATAACCTTTTCTATGGCCATCATATATTTTTTCATATTCTTGAATATTTTTATAAATCCATCTTTTATCACCTATAACTCCTCTGTTTCTATTCCACACAGTGCCATGATAAAAGGGACTATCTCTGTTTCCCCCTTCAAAACTAATAACAACAGTAGAACCTGCTGGGGGTATCCAATTTAAACCGCTATCATCAAATCCACCCATTGATGATATAGGCATTGCCCAAGGCATTTCGTTGATAGGCCTATTGGGATTCATTAACAAAGGAGAAAAAATTCTTATTCTATTCATTTTCCAGATATCAACTGTATCAATACATAGAGCAGTGTATATTCCAAAAAGTGTTTCATTTTGCAATGGAACCTTCAATATTTGATTAAGTTCTTGAGTCACTATATGCTTGGATTGGTAGCCTAAATCTCCAATTCTTTGTTCTATTTCTCTTAATCTTTTATCTAAATCTATTATTTGATTTTCTTTAGCTATCATAAAATCCTTGTTTTAACATTTTTTAGCATCCGGTTGAGTTTTAATTTCAAGCTTTTGACCGCCACTACGTCTTCCGCCAACCTCAACATCCGGATTAAAGTGGACGCCTGGTACAGGTAGGAATATATTTATTATAGTAACATACGATCCTTTGCTAATTTGATGATTAACCCCCCTTATCATCCAGTTTTTATTACTAAATACCGGATTACATACAGGCTGGGCAAGCCAATCCGGACAATCGCCTAAACTTGGTCTTAAATGAAAAGGATTAACTACTATTAAACTTAAAGATCTTCCTACTAAAAGATGAGGAAAAACTAAGGCAGGATTGCCAAAAATTTTTAATTCAGCTTCTATGGGACCATAAACTTCTCTAAAGGAATTTGCTTTTTGGTGAGCAGTATTTGCATCACTATCTTTTTTAAATTGTTGGTCTGGGGAGCGGTAATTTGATGCACCTGTGTTGGTGAATGTGGCAGTATTAGAGCCGCCTTTGTCTATATCATCTTTACATTCTTTTTTTCCTTCTTGTTTTACGCCGCCGCCGTCAACACTAGATTGACCGCCACCAGTTTTTCCAGAGTTTACTAACGTCCAGTTAACAGTTGGATTAAAGCTAATTACAGCACTTGTTTTTCCTCCATTTACCACATATGTACCAGGTATACCAAGTTCTGTTGATATATTTGCTTTACAAGGATCATAATTATTAGAACAAAAATCCTGATTGGGGTCTTCTTGAAATATTAGTGTTCCGCCAATATCTCCTTCTGGCTTGCCTCCTTTCCATTGCATTATTATGCCTTTTTCATTGGTTGTAACCAAACTACTGATCCACCTTCTAGCGGTAGCTAATTTATTTTGTTGACTTGAACTCCAAACGCTTTTCGGTCCTTCGCCAGAGCTATCTCCACCGTCGCTAGCTTTAAACTTAAATTCCCCCTTTCCATCAGCAGAAAGAAACTCTACATCACATTTTGGAGCAGGCTCTCTTTCTGCGAATAACAATCTAATTGCTTGTTTTAATGTCATTTTTTTGTCATCCGTTCCAAAGTTACACTCTACTCTAGCCTCTCCAACTCTTGCCATCATATCTTGTGCCTCTAATATATACTTAATTTTATTACCTTCATAAGTTACTTTCATTGAAAGAGGAAGAAGATAAATTTTATCATATATTGTATTTTTTACAGCATTACTAACTGCTAATTTTTTTGTATTAAACTCTCCGCCACAATTATCTTCTATAATCCATCCAAAATCTAATTCATAATATAATGTATTATCAGACATACCCGCCAAGCTTTTATTTAATCTATTAAATGATTCTGCAAATGAGCCACCCTCTTCATCTTCTATCTCTATTGTACAACCTTGTCCATCAGAAGTACCATAGTTTAAACTACTTATCACAGCAGTATTATTTCCATTAGGCCTACTGTTGTTCCCAACAGTAAGATATTCATTTCCTATTTTTAACTCTACAAAAGGAGAAAAACTGTACCCTTGGGGTATAGTTGCTATCCCTGTATTTGCACATGAATATTTTTCTTCGCAACCTATTAAAGCCATTATGTTATACTCTCCGGTATTCTAATATTTATACCAGCTTTAAAATCATATATATCTTTAATGTTGTTAGTTTCCATTATTTTCCACCAATAATCAGGAAAACCATAAACTCTTTGAGATACTAAATCTGGTCTGTATTCGTAACCTTTAGTTACAACCATATACTTATCTCCGCTTGTAGGAGTATAAGATTTCTTTTTATACGTATTTAATGTTAAAAATTTTTCTTCTTTATAGTAAACTACTAAACTTTCTGAGTATCTCGATGTTACAGTTACAAACTTTAAGGGATTTATATTTGTGGTCTCATAATAATTTGCCATATTATACTCCTAGTTATTTATGTTCCACCAACCGTCAGGATCAATAATATTTGCCCAACCAGGAAGTTGATCGCTTTGATAAACAACATCCCAAGACATATCTACACTAAATTTGTAAGGAAGCAAAGTTTCCTCGTCCCAACTAACATCGGTTGGAAATTTAACTGTATAACTTCTTAAAACGACACATAACTCTTCATTTCCTAATATAGAACCACATTTAATAGAGCAAACAGGAGGAGGAGCATAAGGAGCGGGTTTATCTCTTGGATAGGTAACACTTTGTATGGCTCTAAGATTTCTTAAATTCATTATTGCTGAACCATCTCGATTTGGATTATCATGAGTTGTCATAAAATATGCAGTCCAACTTATTGTTCTGTTTTCAGAATGACTATATGTTTTAAAAGGAGAGCTTCTTCCTATAATGGCTTCATCGCTATATTGTGCAGACTTTGAATCAGATATATCTGGAAGAATATACATATATATTTTTTTATATCTAGGTATACTGATATAACAGTCTGTTATTGCTTTCAAACTGCCATTGGGTAGTGTTGATTTCATCTTAATCTCCTCTATAATATAGTGTTTATAACACTATATTTAAACTCTTTGTGCTGTTTGTGATTGTTTGCCTGTTCCCCATGGATAATAATTTGCTGGCTTACTGGGTTGTTTATTTGTACTGGTGTCTGAGGCAACCTGCATTGAAGTTCCAGTGGTATTATCTTTACTCAATGAATCTGCTATCTGCTGTAGTAGACTTACGGCTTCTATAAGTTGTTGAGTTTGAGTCTTTCCTTCAGAAGCCAATGTTCCTAAATCAGAACTTTCTATCTTATTAGAGGGCTCAGAAGAAATTAATTCTCTTTGTACAGAACTCTGCATATTTTCATTAGGAGCGGTTGTTGCCATAACATTAGCTTTTGGTGATATTGTTGCCATTTCACTAGCAATGGCAGTAAATTGATCTATCTTATCGCTATTAGCCAAGAAACTATCTAAGTTTTGATCAAATGTCTTTACACTTTCAGAAAGTATCTGCATAGCGGTGGCAGTTATCATTAAATTTTGACCAGCAGCAGAAAGAAGCATTATTTTATCTAAAATGCCATTTCCACCAAAAAAGCTAAGTATTCCTCCTCCCGCAACAGCAGCACCAAAAGCTAATAAAGATCCAGATAAAATAAGTAGTGCTCCAGAAACCGCAATTATTCCACCAGCTCTTTCTAGTGTTAGTTCTGACATAAAACCTTTTAATCCACCCATAACACTATCAACTATTGTTGCTATTCCTTCAAAGGCACTTTTAATTGCTTTTCCAAAAGCTTCTACAAGAGGAGCTAGTAAACTGAGTGCAAAAGCTAGCGGAATGAGAGCCACATTAAATGCAGCAAGAGCAGCTAATCCTAACCAAAAGTAAGGATTCATAGCTGCTTGTCCAAAGGCTTTCAATCCACTCGCCAATGCACTCAGACCGGCTTGTGCTAGTGGACCTACAACTCCTAATAAGGCCATTCCTGCTAATCCTGGTAGCATTAGTACAAAGCCGGCAGCAGCAGGTATTAATGTCAAAGCTCCCAATAACACCTTAGCATTTGCCATAGTCTTTAATCCTTCTGCTAGGCCGGTGAGACCAGTTTTAAGAGCTTCTCCATCAATTTTAGAAACTAAATAAGCACCTGCTGAGCCAGCCACCATAGCCACTAAACCAATACTCGCTGGTATGAGGTTTAGTGCACCAAAAAGAACATCTCTTCCGGCCAAAGCCTTTAAGCCTTCAGCAAGATTTTTAAGCCCTATCTTTGCATTTTCCATGGCACCTATTTTGTTGCCAGATTCAGCTACTTTTTCTAGTCCTTCACCTTCTTTTTTACCAAAACCTAATTTTTCTTTACCAGATTCATATAATCCCTTGGCTTTATTTTTTGCTTGATCAAGCAATCCTGGTTTAGCTGGACCCATTTCATTTTCGCCTAATTTTTTACCAAATATCTTTTCTTTGCTAGATTCATATAATCCCTTAGCTTTATTTTTTGCTTGATCCAATAAGCCGCCACTTGTTACTCCTGTCATTGCATCTTTTTTACCAAATAATTTTTCTTTTAAGATATCACTTTTTTCTTTAGCAATATCTATCAATCCTTTTTGACCTGTTATTCCTTTTGCAAAATCAGCTTTTTCTCCAAATAAACCATCTTTGGCTCTTTGAAGAATGCCTTTTTTGACTTTTTCTCCATCTTTTTCTCCTAATAAACCATCTTTAGCTCTTTGAAGAAGGCCTTTTTTGACTTTTTCTCCTTCTTCACTACCTAATAATCCTTCTTTTGCCCAATCATAATTTTCTAATATTTTATTTTTTGTATTGTCTAAGAATGAACCCTTCTTTGCTATTCCTCCTTTTGTCATGCTCATGTATTGGCCTTTAACGCCTCTTGATAAAGATTCAAAATAACCTTTTCCATCTTCTCTAGCTTTGGAAAAACCTTTGGTTAAAGGACTAAACATTTTTTTAGCAGGACCAGAAACATTATCTTCAACAACTCCAAAAATGCTTTCGGATAATTTATTGTATCTATCTGATATTCCTTGAAAGAAAGAGTTATCAAAGAATTTTTGTTTAAAACCTTCATACTTCTCCATCAAACCAGAGAAAAAACCACCAGTATCAGCACCTTTAGCAGATGGACTTTTTGTTTTCAAAGAACCCAAAGAACCCATTACGGAACCAATAGCTGATCCGCCGATGTCACTCATTGCTAACATTGCATTTAATGCAATCATTTGTCTTTCAAGATAAATATCATGGGTGTAAAGACTACCTTTTTTAGTTCCTTCTTCTGCTACTTTTTTCATAGCATCAAAACCTTCTTGGGACTTTTTATCTTTTGGTTTTCCTCCTATACTTTCAACTAACCATCCTAAACCAACTGCACTTGCTGCTTTGTATAATGCACTATATATAGATGATGGCAATTCAGTAAACCAACCTATTATCCAAGATCCTAAAGAACTTAATCCATTTCCTATTCCTGTGATGATTGCCATTCCCCAACTTTTAACTCCATCTATAATAAAAGATGGTATACCTGCTATTATCCTTAACAATAAATTTGGAATTCCTAAAAGCATAGAGCTAAATACATTCCATAGTCCCTTGCCCATTTTACTAAAATCCAATGTAAATAATCCTTGAAAAAACTGGACAATGCCCATTACACCTTCAGCTATGGTGTTAAAAACATATCCAATTATGTTTGTAAATATGCTTAAGAAGTAAGCAACAGCCTTTATCATAGGAACTAATATTCCTACAAATATTTTTAACAATCCACCAATAATAAAACCTATAACTTGCATTACTGTTCTTAAAACTCTTCCAAAAACACCAAATATATCGGCAAATATCTTGAATAAGCTACCGGATTTCTCCAATCCTGTGGTGAATCCGAATAATGGGCTCAATATAATACCTATTGCTTCTCCTATGCCATTTATTAATATTCCAAAGGGCTCTAAGATCATATATATCATCTCAAAAGCACCAACAAAAACATCTTTAACACTTAAAACAAGACCCCAAACAGCACCAGCTATAATGTCTAAAACAGCCATTACAGCAGATAGTATTGGAATCATTTTATTAAATTGAGCAAGCCACTTGGTAACAATACCAGTTGATCCCAGAAAACTATCAAATATTCCAAGAGTTAAAAAGTTAAGAGCACCAGTTATTGCACCAGCACCCTTGGCTGCATAAAATTCTGCCATTGTTACATCTTCCATTTGTTTTCCAAATAATTCAGCAGCATTTTCACCAGCAGATACACTTCCATAAATAGCCCCGGCTACAGCAGCAATAGCTCCAGCAGCAATAGCAACAGTTGTTAATGTGGATGCGGCGGCAGCCATAGCCTCAGGGCCAAATAAAGTACCCCAAGATGCACCTACGTTTTTAATATCAATGCCCCAATGTTGCATCATACTCCCTAAGCCTTTTTCCAAACCTTCTCTAGTTATGTTGGCCTGCCTTAACAAAACATAACTATCCAATGCTTTATGTCCTATATCTAACATGCCACCAGCCGCAGCACTGGTGTAAAAAATAAAACTAGCCAATGTGCTGTCTAGTAGATTGCCTAAAAACCCTTGAACTCTGCCTCTTAGTGTGTCATTTAGTTGGGTTAGTGTATCAGTCATATTTTTCAAAACATCAGTTTGACTATCTTGG